GCTGCAGCAGGTAGTTTCAATGGTGTAATTGGAGGAGCATTAAAAGGATTTGGATTTAGTCTTAAAGATCTAGGTGTCACTCCACAGACAGGTGGTATAGAAGCAATAGAAAAAACTGAGAAAGCAGCAGCTCAACCAACACCTGATCCATTACAAAATCCAGATAATCTAATAGAACCACCAACACCAATACCACCTGTTGAAGGTCAAGTATTGTCAGGTAATGTTGAGGCACTTAATTCTGATGCAGCAAACTCATTAGGTGTTACTCAAGGTGGTAATGCACAAACTGGAATAAAAGATACGATTGGATCTGGAAGTGTTGGTAAAGGTGCTGCAGCAACTGTTAGTAACCAGTCTAACGATGAATTAGCAACACTTGAGGGAACTGCTGATCCAACTCATCCAGATATACCTCCAGAAAAACTTGATGAGACTGTAAGTAATGCTACTGCATTAAGAATGGAAGCATTAAAACAGGATCTACTTTCTGCTAAGAATACACCAAATGCTGTCAACACTAACCAAGAAACCTCTGAGGATGTTGAAAGAAAACTTCTTCAAGGTGAAGAGGTTATTGCTGTTGAGACAGTATCAGAAGACTTTACACTAGAATAATTATGGCAGAATCAAATCCAAATTCATTTAATTGTAGTGCTAAGAAAGACATAGCAAACAAACCATTTAAAATTGGTGATCCTACAAACTATTTTGAAGATCCTGTTGTATGCTCAGGGTTTATAGATGTACAAGGCATACCCTCTCGTCCTACTGACATTGAGATTACCAACGGTGATGTAAGAATTTACACAGGAAATCTTTTAGTCAGGCCAGGAATTTCTACATTCCAAGAAGTACAGGTAGAGAAAGAACTTTATGTATGTAATGACACAGATCTAAAGTCTAGATTATATGTTGGAGGTAGAACTTTTCAGCAAGGAAATGTATACATTGCAGGTGATACCTCAATTCCTCTAGAAGTAAATGGTGATGCAATTTTTGGAGCAGGTATTGGACAACTAACATCAAGATTTGCAACTGCTGATAGTTTACCCAAACCATTTGACATGGTTCATCCTACCAAAGGTGAGGGACATAGACTGAGATATGCATGTATTGAAGGACCAGAGGTCGCAGTTTATTGTAGAGGTAGAACTAAAACAAATGAAATAACTTTACCTGACTATTGGAAAGATTTAGTTCATGAAGATAGTATATCTGTTCAACTACAACCAATTGGATCATCACAGGATATAATTGTGATGGACTTTAATAATGAAAAGATAACTCTATCAGGAAATGTAGATTGTTTCTATCATGTATATGGAGAGAGAAAAGATATTAATCCTCTGATTGTTGAATATGAGGGAGATACTTGGCATGATTATCCTGATCCAAACTATGATCCAAATAAAGTTCCCATAGATCAAAGAATATCCAACGACTCTAGATTCGCAGGACCACCTAATACAAATACTATATAATACAGTTCGCCTTGACGGTATGATTCTCTCATGCTATAATGGTATTTTCTGGTTACATCACTCTATGGGTAAAGAAGACGAGTACATTTCACGAGTAGTGGTCAATGTACAAAAACGAACAGTCAACTGCATATCATCTGACGGAGATGAAAAGTTGGTTGAATGTAAAAAACCTCAAGAGTTTGTGAATGTGCTAGAGTTCTGCAAAACAGTCCTAGATCCCGAAGATGTTTTCTTCGAGGAGATAAAAGTTGCTGCAGAATAAATATCAAGATACAAGGTAGTGACAGGGAAAATGGAAAAAGAATCAATAGATACAAGTCCATGCTCAATGGAAGACGATAGTGCTGACTTTATAAGGTCACACATAGAGTTCATAGACATGCAAAAAGATAAAATCGTCCACAAAGACCCAGTTGACGAGATGGAAAAGTATTACGAACAATACTATTATGGTAGGGGGTCAGATGCATGATTACTCCAAACTGGAAACATCATAGTAATAAAGAACCCAAAAGAACTCTAAAACCACAAGCACTTAGAGCAGCAAAAAAAAGAGCAAAAGTCCTCATTTCAAAACTAAAACATTATGCCAATAGGTGAACACATGTATCCTTTCTATCGAGTATTTGATGAGAAGGGTCAGCAGTATTGTGATTGCAGTCATGAAGAATATGCAATTAGAACTGTAGAGTTACACGCAGAGTATCAGAACGAGACATTTACTTATAGGAGAGTAGATGCTCCTAAACCACTACCACCACACATTGTTGATGTTAGTGCAGAGTATGAAGCAGAACTGCCAGGTCAACAGGGACTTCCCAGTGCTAACAAGTTAAGTCAGAGAGAAAGACAAGAGAGATTGCATGATGATATAAGAAAAGAATTGCAGGGGGATTTTAGAGAGCCTATATATTAGTAGATAATACTCACTAAAAAGATAATGAAGAAAATTATCCCCTTCATTATGGTTGCAGCGACTGGGTTAATAAGTACTCAGGTCAAAGCAGATTTGACACATAGATTATCCACCTCTACACAACTTACTGTGGACGGTGCAGCAACACAGGCTACAAGGATTGGGTCAACATATACTGTAAGTGGTAACAATATCACCGCAGGTACTATGGGTGGTCTAACTAAGGCATCTGGTGACAGTGCTTTAACTGCACCTGCAACACAAACCCAAGGTGCGTATACCGTCACAACAGCAGGGTCAGCTTTCAGCCTTACGGAGTCATTCGTAATGGGAGATTCTGTAAATCCAATTGGAACTGGTGTTGATGTAGCGTCAGGAATAGTAGCAGACATGCCAGCTTACGGTAGTGTTACTACACAGTCTGGAGGAGTCGCAGGATCATTAGCTGGTACTATTACATCAGCAGGTGTTATGACACTAACAGCGGGTGGAGCAGGTACAAGTGCTACAGGTCAGTTCGTTTCCGAGATTAGCATAGATTGATATGACTAATGAAGAAACTAATTGTCAGTGCTGTGATTGTAGTCCTTGCGAGTGCGAGGAGTGCGATTGCTGTTCCTGTGGTTCCTAATTTCCAACAAGGCTCGATGACGAGCCGCACCGAAACTCAATCTACGGTGCAAGAAACCATAAATTCTATTGATTATCGTACAGGATGGGAATACTCAGTAACAGGGGTGGGAATCGAAAATGGTCAGAACCCCGTGAATCCAAATGTGACAAACTCCACAGTCCAAGTAACGCCAGGAGTGTCGGCAACGAACGCCAATGGAGTGATAACATCAACTCTAACCTCATCATTCGATTCATTAGATCTATCCAATCAACCAAACTTCACACTAACAACACCAGGTGGAGCATTCCAGTTCACTCAAAGTTATCAAGGACCTGGCATGACAAATCAAACAATAATTCAAAGAACAACAACAATAGAAAGCGTAACCGATACTACAAGTACATTTACACAATAGCAGCATTATTTGTTGCATCACCAACCTATGCAGAGGGTGTAGGTGGGGTTTCTGCCACAGCAAATCCGATCGCCAATAGTTCTGGCTCGGTGACCAATCAAGCTATACAGGTTTTGCAAGGTCCGTATATAACTAATACTTACGGAAATGGGGTCAGTTGTCAAGGTAGAACACTCAATATAACTCCATACTTCCAGTTTGCAGATTCTAGAAAGCATCCTTGGGAGGATTTTTATAACGAACCACAATATAATACTACAGATATAACAGGTAGAATGGTCGATCAGACTAGAACTGTTAAAAACTATCCTTGGGAAACTTGGTACAATACTGAACTCAAATCAGATGGAACTAGATGGTTTGATGATGGTGATGACATGGAAATTACAGAGCAAGTTCCCGCAGGAGATGGAGTTCCAGATGCAGTAGTAAATCAATCATTAGACCCTATTTGGTACAAACCTATCAGAACAGACATGAGAGCAAACCAAAGTCTTAACCTTGGTATATCTGCTACTCTGTCTATACCATTAAATAAAAAATTAAGAGATCAATGTGAGCAAGCGGCACAGGCACAGATAAATCATCAAGTACAATTAACATCAAATAAGAGACTCGATTTTGAATTGGCAAGATTGAAAAACTGTGGTGAGTTAAAAAAAGCTGGAATATTTTTCCACCCTCAGTCTCAATATGCTTCTATTTGCTCAGATGTTGTAGTTACAGCACCAGGTGGTCAAGTTATGCCACATGAACATAATCTACCACAACCAGAGTGGACTCCTCCTACTTCCTCTTCAAAGGTGGTAGACCCTTTGAATCCCGATACTTATTTGATTGAACCTCGGAACGAGTCAACTTCTTCTCTGTCTTACCAAACTTTTTCTTCACAGACTCTATCCCCTTCTTCACAACAGGTTTCACAACCCGAAGGAGGAGGTCTGCTAGGGGTTTGGCAAATAGGGCAGACGCAGTAGCAACTGTCGCTATGACCGCAGTGGTCGATACAACCTCTACAGAGGGTAAAAATTGTTCTACTGCAGGAACTGGTTCCCATATAGTCTCACAGATTTTACCATCAGGTGATAATTTATATGCTTTTACTTGTTCCTTTCCTGTCTGAGATCTATCTCCTATTCTTCTAGCATTTGGTGGAGGACACTCTACTGACTCAGCAGTAGTGGGTGGTGTCTCTGGTGGTGTTACATCAGGTGTAGGTGGTGTAGGTTGTTCACTTGTGTCTACTGGTGGTGCTTCTGGTTGTTCTGTTATTACTGTTTCCCATGTTAAATCCTCTCGTTCATAGTCAGGCGGTTCGTAGTAAGGAAGACCGCCATCACATAATACAATATTACCTTTGGGGTCGTCATTTACTAGTGCCTTGTTGTTATTGCCTTCCTTCCGACTGGAATTCTCTCGACTTATCTTCACGCAACCAGGCATATCCACGATTGGAGCTCCAATCAGAATAGTTGCAGGTGGATGCACTGGTATTGATGATGGTGGAGTAAATAACCATATTCGAGTATCAGATACACCGATTGGTTGTACCTGATTAAAAGGAATATTTACACCATTTAAGTTAATATAGGGAATTGACATAATAATGCTATGCTCAAAGAACCCCAGAATATTCTAGGGACATGTTTTAGAGGGATTGTCGGTCGTGATTGATAGACCTTCATAACTTGACCGTAATTCATTTTTGTTTACCGTTGCTTGGGTAGAGGGATTTAATTCGTTTTTGTCTATCTTCTTCTCTCTTTCTTCTTCTTTCAACTGCTTCATCCCACCATGTTACTGGCCACCTTTGAAGTTTCAAAGCAGCGATCCATAATTTTTTTCTAGGTAGATGAAGTTTCATCTTTCCTTGCTCCTTCTCCTTCGGAAGTGTTCGTCAATTCTTTTTTTACCCCAATACATTCCATACAACCATGCTGTAAATATAGCACCTTCAACCCATCCTAGAGTTTCCCATGCCCATTTTAAAAATTCCCAGAAGTTCATTGTTTTAAGATAGTACCTTTGACTGGTCCTGATGTCTCAGGCCAAGCATTTTTTAATTGTATGAAAACTTC